TTACCACCAGCCCGGGCCACCCCATCCGGGGCCACCCCAACCGGGGCCACCCCAGCCGGGGCCACCCCAGCCGGGGCCACCCCAGCCCGGACCACCCCAAGCGAGGGGCCCGACGCAGGTGTTCACATAGCGCCAGCCGTTCCACACCACGCAGTCGTCACCCCAGCCCCAACCGCCGAGCGCGAGGCCGACGCCGACGCCGGCCGCAACGCCGGGTAGCCAAATCCGACGACCGTTCCGCCAGCCCCAATGGCCGCCGCGGCCTGCGAAGCCGCTACGGCCGGCGAAGCCCGGACGACCCGCGAAGCCGGAACGGCCGCTAAAGCCGGAACGGCCGCTGAAGGTACGACCGCTGACTCCACCGCGGTTGAAGTTGCCGCCGGTCACCGCCGCGCGCGGCGCGGCGTTGAAGCTGCCGCTGACGTGTCCGGTGCTGCCGGCGCCGGCCGATACGTGACCGCCGCCGCTGTAGCCGCCGCCTCCGCGCGTCGCCGCGAACGACGGATCCGCCGTGGCGCCGGTGAGCAACAGGGCAGCCGCTCCAGCAAGGAGTATTTTCTTCATGCACGCCTCCATTTTACTTGTCTCAATTTCCGGAACGTGGGCCGGAGGCGATGGTTCCGCGACAAATATCGCCAGGTGTCGCGAATTGACGCAGTTATGTTTGGCGCACGTCCTTCAGCGGCGTGCGGGTTCCCCACTCCGCCGGAATGCGGGTTAACCAACACGCACGGAGGCCGCCAGGAGCGCCTGGACACCTCCGCGCGGAGGCGACAAGGTGAATGGAATATGAACGGGGAAGCTAAAAACAGGACAGAGTCATGCGTATCAGAATCACCTCACGCGCCGCCATCGTGATACTCGCCGGCGCGGCGCTCGTGCCGGCGGCGGCGCTCGCGCGCGGCGGCTTTGCTCACGGCGGCCACGGGCCGGTGTTCGGCTTTCATCACCCCCCGCTCGTCGCGCATCGGCCGTTCCGGGTACCCGGCGTCAAGCACGTTCCCGCCCGCTTCGCCGGCTGGTGGCGCCTGCATCGTTTCGCCCACCGGCGCGGCAACAATGGGAACGGGATCGCCGATGCCGGCTACGGCGGGGGCTATTATCCGAGCAGCGCGTACGCTCCCGGCGACGCCACCGGCACGCTCGCTCCGCCGCCCGCCGTGTTGGCGCCGCCGAGCGCGCCGTCGGAGCGCATCGGCTGCTTCGCGCGCGGCTATGAGGTGCCGGGCGAGAGCGGCGGCGTCGTGCGCGTGACGGTGACGCGGTGTTGATTGTTTGGCGAATGGCGGATGGCAAATGGCGAATAGCGAATAGCGAATGGCGAATGGCGAATAGTGAGTGGTGAGTGGTGAGTGGTGAGTGGTGAAGCGTGGGGGCTTTGTTTCTATTCTCCATTCGCTACTCACTATTCGCGGCGATTGGCGAATGGCGAATGGCGAATGGGGAATAGCGAATAGCGAATAGCGAATAGCGAATAGTGAGTGGTGAGTGGTGAAGCGTGGGGGCTTTGTTTCTATTCGCCATTCGCTACTCACTATTCGCGGCGCGCGCAGCGCGCCTCTTCATCGTCTCATCCCCAGCGGCTTGACGTAGGCCTGCGGCACGCCCCAGCGGAAATAGCTGCCGAGCTCGGAAGACGAGATCGAGAGGCTGAGATAGCGGCCCGACGAATGCCAATCGATGAGCTGGTCGCCGGGCGAGACGGTTTCCGTCTCGCTATCCTCTGGCGAGGCATCGCCCAGGCGGTCGTAGGTCGCGAGCGTGAACGTGATGTTGCCGCTCTGGTCCTTGAAGTCGCTCTCGAGCCCGTGGATTTCGCAAACCGAGAGCGACTTGTCCATCGCATAAGGCGCGAGCGTGAGCGACCACGGCAACGGCTGTCCGTTGGCGTCGTTGCCGTTGTCGTGCTGATAGCCGTAGCCGTCGACGTCGAAGGCGATCACCCGGGTGTCGCCCTGCTGAAAGTGGGTGCCCGAGCAGCGCGTACCGCCGATGACGCCCGGCGCCCAACACTGGTCGTTGATGTGGTAGCGCGCGAGCAGGGTCGGATTGGCGTTGCCTGACGTCGTATAGTGGAAGTCGATGCGGTTGTATTTCGGAACATAAACGGCGTGGCACTGATAGGTGCCGAGCAACTTGTCGACGACGTCGAACACCGCCTTGCGGATGTCCTCGACGTTGGCGATCGGATGGACCGAGCCGTCGTACATGAAAAAATTGTCGAACCCCATCCAATAGGCGACGCCGTTCACGCAGACGGCGGCGCCGGGCGAGATGAGCCCGCATTCGGTCGCCAGGATCGAGGTGTTGTAGACGTAAAGGCTGCCGGTCCACTGCATCAGATAGGCGGCGGCGTCGGACCAGACGATCGAGAGGAACGGACCCAGCACGCGGCCGGCAACGAGCTTGGTGCCCACCGTGAGCGTGCGGCTGTTGGCAGTGTTGGTCGCGGTCGGGGTCCAAATGGTGTAGTCGCCCTGCGAGCACCACTGGATCACCATCCCGGTGCACAGCGCAACGACGAAGCGCTCCTGCGTCACAAACATGAAGCGGCAGGTGGTGGGGGCCGCCGGATCCGCGGAGGCGAGCGCGGCGCGCGGCCACGGCTGGTTCTGCGTCGGATCGAACAGATAGATCGCGCCGGTGTTGTAAGTCGCGAGCAGGAGCTGGCCGAAGTGGTCGAGCGACCACACGCGCGGCTCGATGTAGATGTTGGAGCCCGCGCGCGGCGTGCCGAACGTGCCTACGCCGAATTGGCCGACGCCGAAGCCGGTGCCCTGGGCGCCCAACTCGGTGCCGATGGTGATCTCATATTCATATTGCACGCTGCCGCCGCCGGTCGCGGCCGAGGTGGCGGCGACCCCGCAATCGAAGACGTAATGGTTGGCGTCGGTGACCGTTAGCACCCGGAAGGTGCCGGTGAGCTGCGCGGCCGAAATCCCGCCAACAGCGCCGCCGACCGCGGTGAAAATCACCGTGTCGCCGGCGGTCACACCGTGGCCGGAGTGGGCGACGGAGATTTGCGACTGCGTTCCCGCCGTCGTGTTGGTGGTGAACGGATTGTTCAATGCGGAGCCGCCGCCGACGCCGCCGCTCGTCAACCGGAAGGGCGTGATGTCGTTCTGCCCGAGCGAGGTGTCGTAGGCGTAGAGCTTGCGATAGGTGCCGACCGCGATGAACTCGTTCGCGCCGTTATCGCGCCAGGCGTGCGCGGCGCGCGGCTGCCCCGACGACGGCGTCGATGTGTACCTGATCCATCCGCCTATTTTCTGCGGCTGCCCGCGCACGAAATGAACCGCGTCGCACGCGGTCCAGCGCCCGGCTGCCACCTTGCCGGTCTCGGTGATGACGACGCCGGGCGGCGGCGCGATGGGAACGGGGACGGGATCGGGCATGGATTCAGAGGACGGAGGACGGATGACGGAGGACGGATTGCGCCGTCATTGCGAGGCGCGCAGCGCCGAAGCAATCCAGGGTGTCACGTGTCGCCCTGGATTGCTTCGCTCCGCTCGCAATGACGACGCGGTGCCGTAGGCGGGCGCTCATAATTTGATCATTACGTTGAGGAACGTCGTTGGCTGCATGGTGTTGTGCGCGCCGCCGCCGAGGCCGCCGTTGTCGGTGGTGCCGGAATAGCTGTGGGTGTGACCCTGGCTTTCGGTGCTCGTGTTGACGGTCGTCGGCTGGCTCGCGCCGGCGAAGCTGCCGGCTCCAAACGTCGCGGTGCTGCTTTGCTGGATTTGATGGGTGTGCGTTGCGCTCTCGCCGCCGGTCGTGCCGCTGTAGCCATGGGTGTGCGCGGGAATCTCCCCGGTCGAGAGCGTGTGTGTTTCCTCGCCCGTCGCATGGCCGAGCGCGCGAGAGGTCAATCCGGCGCCGGCACCCGCTCCCGCCAGCGCGCGGCCGAGCACCAGCGGCAGGGTCAGCCGGCAATGATTGGCAAAGGCGGTCGCCGCCGAGCCCTGGGCACCGCGCGTAGTCGCCGCGCCGCCTGAGGTAAGGATCGGCGCATCGGCGTCGGCGATATTGTTATAGAGCAGCTGCCACAGCGCGCTGCAGTTGGCATTGGCATAAGTCGCGTTCGACGAAGCATCGCCCATCGTCGAGTCGTTCATCATCACCCAGCCGGGATCGGCGACGGTCTTGAATGTCAGCTTCACGTCACCGGTGGTAGCAAACCCGGCTTGCGCGCCGGCAACCTCCAGGCTGTTCGGATTGAGGATATTGACGACGCTCGGCGTCGAGGCGGCCGGCCCCGTCACCTGCAGCACATCGGCCCCGGCGATGGCGAGGCGGATGTCCTGCGTGCCGCTGCGGTACCAGCCGGAATTGCTCTCGTTGACGAACGAGAACGCCGGCGCCGCGGCGGTGCCGTTGGGCATTGCGACCTGCGCGGTGTTGAACGGCCACACCAGGATATTGTTGGCGCCGTCGCAGGTGACGAGCTGCCAGCCGCCGTTCTGCGGGATTGTTTGCGGCGTGCCCGACGTCGTCTCTATCGACAGCGTGAAGGCGCCGCTGGTGCCGTTCCTGACCAGCCACGACTTCGTCAGGTTCGGGACCTTGACGATCTGGTTCGATGTGAGCGTGCCGGTGAAGGGCAGGAAGGCGTAGCGCGCCGCGCTCGGGCCGGCCGGCGGCGCGTTCTGCGACAGATCGAGCGTGCCGCCGGTGACGCTCGCCGTTGCGCCCGGCAGCGCGTTGGCGATCGCGTCCTCGAGAATCTGGATCACCGAATTGTTGAGGTTCGTGCCCCAGGTGTTGTTGTCGCCGCCGATCGCCATCAGGATGGCGCCGAGGGTGGTTGTATAAGTGTCCGGCATCGGTGATTTCCGTAGAACGCGAATAGCGAATAGCGAATGGCGAATAGTGAATGGTGAGTGGACTACTCACTATTCGCTACTCACTATTCGCGCGGCGGCCGCAGGCCGCCGCTATTCGTCGTGCAGATACGTTTCGAAGGCGGCGCCGCGGTAGAGGAGATCGCTCTCGGCGTTGACCTGCTCGACCAGCGCGGCGAGCGCGGCCACGTCTTTCTGATACTCGTCGCTGTTGCGCATGAAGTCCCAGGCTTGCGCGGTGCACGCCTTGCGCAGCAGGTGCGGGTAGCGGTTGGTGAGGAAATTGGTCGGGTTCGCCGTCGACAGGATCGGCAGCGACTTGAAATATTGCAGATTGCAGTTGGTCTGCGCCGCGAAGGCCACGTCGAAGAAGATCGTCTCGTCCCACACGCCCCAATAAAGCGGCGTGCCCTGGACGAGGTTGTCGGCGATGTAGGTGGCGGCTGATCCGCCGCCCGCGCCGCTGGCGCTCGGCGTTACGCCCAGCGGCGTGATGTCGATGACGAAATCATTCGTATCGGCGATCGCCACCACGTCGAAGATGCCGACGATGGTGACACCGTTGAAGGCCGCGGCGCCCGTCGTAAAAAAGGTCGAGCCTTGCGACAGGCCATGGTTGGCGAGGTTGACCGTGACGAGGTTCGAGCCATTCGCCGTCGTGAACGGATTTGCGCCGAGGCTGCCCGTCGTCTCGGTATAGGTGCGGCGGCGCTGGATGAAGTTCGGGTAGCGCTGCTCGATTTTCGCGCCGGTGCCGAGCATCGATATTTTGCCGATCGGATCGAGGAAGCCCGCCGGCAGCGCCACGCGATCCGCCCCTTGCGCCAGGTCGAAATTAAAGTGCGCGCGCATCTCGCGGATGCGCAGCATCGAATAGAGCAGCGACTGCGCCTCCTGCAGAATCTGGTCGGCGTCGAGCTTGGAATAATTGACCCAGCGCGCGATCGAGCCTGCGGTGTTCTTGTCGCCGACGAGCGACGCGTAGGACATGGAATAGGGCATGGCGCGCCCCCGATGCCGTAGGGTGGGCTAAGCGGGCGGAGCGAAGCGGAGACCGCGTGCCCACCAACGATGAAAAAAACAAATGATCATCGTTGGTGGGCACCGCTGCTTCGCGCGTTGCGCTGCGCAGCGTTAGCCCACCCTACGGAAATGCGCGTGATTCAATGATTGGGGATATACGGCGACTCGTTGCCGTCGTCCGGGCCCACGACGGCGGAGGCGCCGTCGAGGGAGTGCCGCACGTTGTCGGGCGAGCCCCTGAACCCTTCCATGCCGTGCTCGTTCGGCAGCGTCATGTCCGACGTGTCGAGCGGGTAAGCGCGCTTGACGGTCTGGCCGTGCGCGACCGTCTCGTCGACGATGCCGGAACTCGCGTGCAGCTTGGCGTTGCCGCGGCCGGTGCCGGCGTCGGTGCCGGCCTCGACCTCGGCCTCGGTGAATTTGCCGAACCGCGGATCCGGGCGGCGGGTTCTTCCATAGTTATCTGCCATGATCATTCTCCTGATTGTTTTCTCCGCTCTCGTCATCGCCCGGCTAGACCGGGCGATCCAGTAAACGGCGCGCCATCGCTTCCCGACGGCCGCTGATTACTGGATGCCCGCTTTCGCGGGCATGACGAGAGCGGTGCGGATTTACGGTGCGTAGTCCTCGCCATCCGTCTGCGGCGGCCAGTCGACGCGGGTGCCGCCGCCGGCGGGCGCACGCAGGCCGGTCTCGCGATCGGCGCGGGCGAGGCAGGTGTAGCCGTCGCGGCCGGCGTCGCCGGTCGCGGATATTTTCTGGTTGTCAGGAAGCGGGTTCGCCGGGCGAACCTTCTCCGGAACGTTGCGCAGGTGTCCAAACATTGGTGCCTCCATTCGTCATTGCGAGGAGCGAAGCGACGAAGCAATCCAGAACGAAGCGTGACGCCCTGGATTGCGTCGCCCGCAAGCGCGGGCTCGCAATGACGCCTACGGCCTCAGAACCACTTGATCACGACGTACACGTTGGCGACCCCGGCGGGGGCGCCGCCGGTGCCGGCCTTGAGCGTGATCACGAACGCCGTGTTCTTGGGGATGCGCGTCTTGTTGAGCGCCACGTGCCCGGCAAAGTCGGAAAGCGTGATCGGCGGGTTGCCGGTCCAGGCCTCCTGCTGCGCGCGGTGCACGCCGGTGGCGTAGCCGGCGCCGGCGGCGGTGCCGAGGCGATACTGCGCGTAGGTGGTGTCGCCCGAAGCGGTGCCGACATCGATCTCCGGCACCGTGGTGGTGCCGACCATCGCGGTGGAGACATCGGCGACGATATCCTCGACGTGGCCTTCGCGCCCGAACGGGCCGATATAGTTGAAGGTCAAGGTCGAGTTGCCGAAGTTCTGGTTGTTAAGGCAGACCACCTCGGTCTGCGGCACGCCGTAGTGCGTGGGAGTGGTCATGTGTAGTTCCTCTCTGTTTGAGACCGTGCGTGGTGAGTGGTGAATCGGTGAGTGGCGAACGGTCGGTCGCCACTCCGCTCTGTTCGCTATTGACTACTCACCACTCACCGGCCGCCGTCAGGCGGCCGAATCCCACTTCACGATGCGACCGTTGGTGGCGGGGGTCGTGTCGGCGTGGACGAGGCCGAAGCCGCCGAGGTAGTACCAGGCGATGCCTTTCGAGCGGCCGAAGTCGCCCGGAATTTTCGCGCGGATTTCCTCCGGGATGCAGATCGCCTCGGTCACCGTGTCGCCGCCCATGAAGAAGGCCCACGACGACTGGCCGTTGCTCCATGCCTGCGCGCTCCCCGCATAGGGATCCCAGGTGGTGGCGTTCGCCGCGCCGCCCTTCGGGATGAAGGTCTGCTCGATGAAGCGGCAGGACTCGTAGCGCCCGACCTCGCCGTTGAAGATGAAGACGATGCCGGTCTCGGTGTACTGGTGGATCGTCTCCAGCTGGTTCTTGAAGTTGCGGTAGGTCGAGGGGTGGCTGATCACCACGTAGTCGTCGGCGATATAGGGCGGAATGTTTCTTTCCTTCATCGCATCGACGATCGCCTTGACGTGGCCGGTGCCGAGCGCGACGTTGTTGGTCTGGCTCGCCGTGCCGTTGGTGTCCAGGGTGATCGAGGTCGTCGACGTCGCGGTCGAGGCGCGCAGCTGGCAGTTGTTGAACTGCAGCATGGCGGCGATGTCGAAATATTTGCGCGCGTCGTCCTTGAGCGTCTTGTCGAGGATCGAGACGACGTCGTGCTTGGCGAGATCCGAGAGCTTGCCGGTGTACGGGATCGAGTTGCCGGCTTCGGTCACGGTCAGCGTCTGCTGCGTGACGGTGAAGTTGCTCTCCGGGATCGGATCGGTTTCGAGCAGCTGCCGCCCTTGGGTGGCAACGTTCGAGTAGACGTTCCAGTGATACTTGTCGCCGCGGTTGAGGCCCTTCTCCGAGCCGTCTTTGGCATCGCAGAGTTGCCTGAACTTCGTGAGAGGCTGGACTTGCTGACGGAGAACGTCCGACAGCTCGTCACTATACATAAAGCCTCCCTCCGCGGAGACAGACCACAATTGGCCTGCCATGGCGAAGATTCCTTTCTGATTGATGCGGATTCCTCCGCGATCGTCATGCCCGCGGCTCTCCGCTCTCGTCATCGCCCGGCTTGACCGGGCGATCCAGTAATCGGCGCCGATGCGAACAAGCGCACGGCCGCTGATTACTGGATGCCCGCTTTCGCGGGCATGACGAAGCGGAGGAAGTCCGACGCGATGACGAGAGTTGTGAGTTACGCCACTATCTGACCTCTGGCCTTGCGCATCGCCGTGATGGCCGCGCTGCGCCGCTGAGCCATGGTGAGCTCGGGCGCGGGGCTGAGGCCGCGCGGCGGCGCGGTGCCGTTGGTCGGTTGGGTTACGATTTGCGCGCGGCGCTCCTGCCGAGCCGTGGTGAGCTCGACACGTGGCGCCGTTGGCGCGGAACTCGAATTTTCCGTGTTCTGATTTCTAACTTCCGGTTTGCGCGGCGGAGCCGCGGCAGTCGAGCCGCCGCGCCAGGTCGCGTATTTCGTTCCCGCCGCGTCAAAGATGGCGCCGATCGCGCGCACGGGCGCACCGAACGCGCGCAGCTGCGTGTGCAGCCCGTTGCGCTCGTCCTGCGTCTGCGGCAGTTCCTTCAGGATACCCTGGCTGACGGCGGCCTGCAGGTCCGCGTTGATCTCGCGCTGCACCTGGGTGGTGATGGCGTCGCGCGCGAACTCGTCGGCGGCGAGTTCGGGATGGGTATTCTCGAACGAGGCGAGCGCCCGCTGCGAGACGGCGAGCTCGCTCTCGATGCGCACTTGCCGCGCGGCCTCGCGCGCCGCCTCCTGGCGCGCCTTGGCGGTCTCGCTCGCGATTGTTTGTTTGAGCCTGGTGCCGGCGGCCTCGGCATTTTCGAGCTGCAGCGTCTGCGCCAGCGCGACGTAAGGATCGGAGGACGGAGGACCGAGGACAGAGGACGGATCAGAAGCTTCCTCATCAGTCGTCCGACCCTGCCCCCGCGCAGGCGGGGGTCCGGCGTCCGTTGTCAGACCCCGTGCGCCGCTGAGGACCTCTTTCGCACTTTCCAAGAGGTTGCCGGCGGCGAGCGACTTCTGCGCCTCGGCAATCACCTCGCCCTCGGGGAGCCAGGCTTCGCGCCCGTGCACCTTGACTTTGACGAGGCGCGATTCAGTAGACGGAGGACGGACGTCGGACGACAGCGGTGCAGACTGCGTCGCTTGAGCAGGCGACTGCGGCGACGATGCAGGTTGCACATCTGTCGTCTGTCCTCCGTCCTCCGCCCTCTGCGCGTCAGGCGCATAAGGCCCGTACGTCTGCGAGGGGTCGCGCATGTCGCCGTGAAATTCGACTTGGCCGCCCTGCGCCGCGCGCTTTTCTCTGAACCGCGCCGCGATGTCGGCGCGGCTGCGATCGGACTCGGTCACCCGCTCGAGCGGCTTTGGTTCAGACGACGGAGGACTGACCCCCGCCTGCGCGGGGGCGGGCTCGGAGGACGGATCGGCGGCGGTGCTATCCGTCCTCTGTCCTGCGTCGTCTGTCGTCGGATTCGGATTATCCGGCGCGGACTGTGCGGCGATCTCGCGCGAAGCTTCCGTCTCGGTAGTAAAGCGAGCCTGTTCGGCCGCAGTCGTTGCGTCGGTCATGCGATCTCCGATTTGTTTGGCTTGGACTATGGCGGGCACGCGCTTCGCGCTTAGCCCACCCTGCGAAATCCTACGGAATCCCCAGCGCCGCGCGTTCGCGCCGCGCTTCGGCATCGAGCGTGTCGTCCGGCGGTGCTACCAGGCGCTCGAGTTCGTCGCGCTCGGCGTCGGTGACCTCGTAGCGCTCGTCGAGCCCTTCGTTGACGATCTCGCGCAGGAAACGCACCAGGTCGGCGAAACGGCGCACCTCGTTCTGCAGCCGCGCGATCGCCGCCGCGTCGGAAGGAGCCGTGTCGACGAGCGCCGCGATCGCCTCGGCTGCCTCGCGCCGGGCCTTGGCGAGCACGGCTAGGAGCGGGCGCATGCCGTCCTTGGCGCGCGCGGTGAGCTGCTCCTCGATGTCGGCCGAGATGAGCGCGGCGCGTTCGAGCGCGAGGAAGGCGACGGGATCGCGGGTCATCGGCTGTGCCCGTGAGTGGTGAATGGTGAGTGGTGAGTGGTGAGTGGTGAAAGCAACCTATCCATCACCACTCACCATTCGCCACTCACTATTCGCTATTCGCTATTCGCTATTCGCTATTCGCTATTCGCTATTCGCTATTCTCAGCAGCATCGCCACGATCTGCGCCTTGCGCTCTTGCTCTGTCTCGTCGAGCACGCGCAGCGCCTCCATCGCGTCGAGCCTGTCCTGGATATCGTCGATGGCCGCCGTCGAAACCGGTTGCGGCTTGCCCGGCGCAGCTCGCTGGGCGAAGGAGGGCTGCCACAGATCGAGTGCCGGCGGCGTGAGCGTCGACAATGCGGGCGCAAAGCGCGAGCCGAGCACATCGGCGAGCTGCGCCGGCTGTTGTGCGGCGATGACGGCGGCGAACGTTGGCGGCCGTTGCGCCGGCTCGACCTGCCGCGGACGGATGACGGAGGACGGATGACGGACGACGTGATCGTCTGTCCTCTGTGCTCTGTCGTCTGTCGTCTGGTCGGGCAGATACCCGCCGCCCCCGCCCGGCAGCGTAAGCAGCTCTGGCGCCGCCGGCGCGCGCGCGAACGCCTGATACTGAAACCGGACGAGGCTCGGTGCCGGACCGGCCCATTCCGACTGCACCGCGCCGGCGGAAAACGGCGGCGCAAACGCGAGCCACTGCTGGCTTGCTTCCGCAAGGCGCGGCCGCGCCTTGACGACGGGTTCCGACCACCAGGCGAACCAACGGTCCGCCCAGATCACGTCTTCGTCGAACGGCGAGACCTGCTGCTCGGCCGCCGGCAGCCAGCGCGTGCGCACCGGCTCGGAGAGCCAGTTCCACCAGGAGAACGAAACGCGCGGCTGCGGATCGGGGACGAGGCCCTGCTGCTGCGCCGGCGGCAGCCAGCGCGTGCGCACCGGCTCCGACCATGGCTGATGCCAGCGGTCCTCGGTGACTCTCTCGGCGAAGGGCGGCGCCTCGACATAGGCGAGGCCCGACGCAATCAGCGCGACCGCGAGCTGCGGCGCGATCTTACTGCGGACCGGCTCCGAGAACGGCTGATGCCAGCGGGATTCAGTAACCGGCTCGCCCACGAGCGCGGCGACGGCCGTCTGGGCAAGGCCGACAATGCCGACGGGCACGTGAGACTCCTGCTAGGGCGAGATCAGGGCGCCGGCGAACACGGCGTTGCTCGAGAGCCGCGCGTTGGGAGCAGCGTTCACTTCAGACAAAGCGCCGGGAAATTTCACGTCGCGGTACATCATCTGCCCGACGCTCTTGCACGGGGCGAGATCGCAATAGAACGCGGGCTCGTCGCTGCCCTCGAAAACGAAGGGACCGAGCACGATCCCGACCGCACTCTCGCCCGACCATGGCGCATCGGCCGGCCGGAACACTTCGACGGCGTTGCCACCCGACACCGGCATGTTGCGGATCGAGCCGCGGATGCGGATATTTGAAAACAGGCTGCCGAGCGCGCCGGTGGTGGCCTTAGTGAAAGAGAATGCCCGCGCCATCGTCGACTGCGTGTCGTTGGCGTAGTCGATGTGCAGATCAAGCTCGATGTCGCGGATGCTCGCGCCGGCGACCGGATGGACCTCGAGATTGACGTAAGTGTCGCTCCCGCTCGCGGACGGCGCCGAGCGCGGCAGCACCGTGAAGCGGCCGCGCACATTCTCGACCCACGGTGCCAGCGTCGCGCCGATCAGACACCATTCGGCGCCGAGGCAATCCTGCGCCGCCACGTCGAAGCCGATATCGCCAACGTCGTAGATAAAGATCGCCCGCTCCGCGCCCTGCACGTAGCCGCCGGTGACCGACGAGGCCAAGCCGGAGCCGGCGAACACCATCCCGTATTGCGCGCCGTAGCTGCGCGGATTGACGAGCGCGATCCCTTCGTCGGGAACGAGCCCGACGTAGGTCCCGACGAAACAATCGAACAGGGCTTGGCCCCCGGTCATCTGCGGGTTCGTGACGAGAATGCCGCTGTTGCTGCCGGCCGGCACGATCAGCTGCGTTCCCGGAATCGGATTTGCTTGCGGCAGCGCAATGTTCGTGCTCTGGACGCCGGTCGGACTATGGATTTCGACGTCCGTGCACCACTGCATCAGGAACAGCGGCGCGACATCCGGCGAAGAGAGCGAAAACGGATAGGCGTTGGTGATGATCGAGCCGCGGCAATCGATCTCCAGACCGTTGACGTGCATAAAGCGCATCAGCGGCGCGTAGCCGAGCGCGCCGGCCGGGACGGTCGAATAAACCGTGTAGCCGCGCGTAAGCCGCACCTTGCCCGTCCCGGCGGCATTGACTGCGGCGGCAAGCCGCCCGAAGGCGGCGGTATCGTCCGGGTCGGCAGCCAGGCGAAATTGATCGGGCGTCAGATAGCTGGGCACGCTCGGCCGGGGCGAGCGCACCTCGCCGACCGCAAGTTCCGCAATTGCTCCGAATCCGGTCATCGGGGGCTCACCGGGTTGCAACGGACGGATGCAAAGGCGACAATGCGGACCATAAACGAACTGCGATTAAGGCTGACGCCCGTGGTTACAGTGCTTGTCCTAGGCATTGCCATGGGCGTACCCCCGGTCCTAGTCGGCGCTCACCACCTGATTATTGGTGATTGGCGGCGTGGCCGTCAGCGGCGCCTTATGTTTCCTGTTCTTTTCTTGATGTGCAGACGGACCGACGTGTTGCGTGGCGAGAAGGAATAAAGAACCGCCAAGTGCCTTTTTCAATGACGAGCCCCGCAGATGCCTATGCAGACCTTAAAGCTCCTGGCTAAGCTGGATGAAGCTGTTGTTCGATCCGGCATCGCGCAGGATGCCGCCATTGCCGGCGGTTGCGCCGGATACCGTCGCGGCGACCTCGATCATGGTGCTGCTGGCGGCAACGAGCGAGATCGCGCTGACCGCAAAATTGCTGCCGCCCGAGCGAACCTGGAAATTGCTGGCGGTTGAGAAGGTCGCTGACAGGCCTCCGGGCGACCCGCGCATGGGGGCCGGCAACGGAATCGCGGCGTGGAACGACGTCGTACTGTCGAAGTGTCCGGCGCCGAACGGCGCCAAGGCGGCGCCCGGCGCGATCTGCGTGAAGTAGCGCTGGCACATCAGCTGCTCGGTGGTGAGCGGCCGCAGTTCCGGCGGTGGGGGATTATTGTTCAACCCGAGGGCGACGCCAGGCGTGACGCGGATGTCCGCCCCAAAAATTTGTATGCTGTTTCCTGTACTTGCGAAATTGTTGCCGAAATCGAAAGCGATCTCCAGCCCCCTATACGCCGCGAACGGGCATGCGAAAGTATATGCCAAAACCACATCGGCACCATTGGCAACTGACCCCAGCGAAACGGCGGACACGTCCGTGCTTGACGTGGTCCAATTGTCTTGGCCAGCCGTTGCGTGCTTAACGGTAAGAGTGGGCGTGATGGTCGCTCCGGTGTCATTTTCCAGCGCCATCTGCACCGTCACGGTCTCATTTGCTAACTGAACACCAACGTAGGATTCAATCCGCTGCTTGACCACAACATCTGTTACGCCAGTCGCGCCGTTTATTTTAAGCGCATTGTAAACTCCATATGCGCCTACCTGATCGGACTCCGGCCCCGATTGTTGTGCCGTGCAGCTCGCCCCGGTCGGAACGACGATCCAGCCGTCGGCCGTATAGCCACCGGCCGTCGTTACGGTGATGGCGTTCGCCCCGCGTTGCCAAATGTCCATGGCCGCGTTGCGGAACCGATTGCGGTAGCCGCCGAACCCTGCCTGGTTCACGTCCTCGGCGATTTCAGTGATGAAGACCTGCGCATTGCCGGAAAGATTGATGGCGCCATTCGCGTTGTTCGACCACAGCACGTTGCGCGTAAGCGTCGTACCCGATGACGTATAGTTGCCGATCCCGATCTCCCAGTTATTGTTGGAGTCGAGAATCAGATACGAGACGAGCTGCCCGTTGGCGACGCCGGCGCTCGCGAAGCTGACAAAGGCGGCGAGGTTCGGGCTCACATTGCCGAGCGCCGAGCCAAGCGTGAGCGTGCCGGTGCCGGTCGTCGTGCTCGACATGCCGGCGCGGTCGAAAACGGTGGCCATATCAGTATCCTTGTACTTCGATGCGGCGCACGCCGGCGCCGAACGTCATGACGATATTGTGGATGCCCCGGCCGGGACTCGCATTGCCGGGACCGTCGGCTTTCGGAAGGGCCGCAACGGTCACTTGCGCGACCGCTCCTTGTGAGACCGCCATTTTCGCTGTTCCTTTATCCGCAGATTTCCGTACGAAACCGCGCCTTCGCTTCCATTTGTTCGAGCCGCTTGAGGAACGGCACGCAGGGCTTACCGACGCAGGCCGGGCAGACGAGGCCCATGCATTGTTTGCACAAGCCGCCGATGTCCTCCGCGCGCACCCGTGCCGGCACGTGCGTGATGCGGTTGCAATGTGCGCAAGTGAAGGTGTCGAACTCGCGCGCCGCACCGTCCGGGTCGACGATCTGCGCGTAGCCGCCGGGTAGCCGCATGCTTCGCATGCTCCGGGTATCGGGGATCAGGAAATCGGGGATCAGGAAATCGGGGATCAGGAAATCAGGTATCGGGAAGAAAAAGCCTGATCCCTGATACCTGATCTCTGATCACTGTTCCTCGTACATGAAGTCGCCGGTGGCGGAGCCGGTGTAGCCGCCGGAAAGCGTGCGCAGCGCAAGGCCGTTGTTGGCGGTCGCGGGGAAGAGCAGCTCGGAGCCCGGTGCCGCCACCCAGCGGTAGGAGGCGCGCTGATTGACGCCGACGTTGAAGAGCGACGAGTTCGGCGTCACCGTGGGCTCGGACGTGCAGTTGTTCTGCGCGGTGCCGAGCGCTGCGGCGTCGGCGGGATCGAGCGCCACCGGCGTCACCGCCGTGCCCGATCCGAGCAAGGTGATGCGGCTGATGTCCCATTGCAGGTAGTTGTCCGCCGGGGTGCCGTTGGTGCCGATCAGCACGTCGTAAATTTTGCCCCGGCGCAGGCTGCCGCTGGTCGCGGCAACGGCAAGCACGGTCTTATACGTGCCGGAGACGCTCTGCTGCGTCCCGGTGATTGCATATTTGGCCATGGGGTCCTCCAGGGATCAGGGATCGGGAAATCAGGGATCGGGGGATCAGGGATCAGGCACCCGAGATCAGGAATCGAGCCTGATCCCCGATCCCTGATGCCTGATGCCTCGGGAATCAGGGATCGGGGGATCAGGGAATCGGGGATCAGGCACCCGACATCAGGAATCGAACCTGATCCCCGATCCCTGACGCCTGATGCCCTGGGAAATCAGGGGTCGGGGGATCAGGGAATCGTGGATCAGGCACCCGAGATCAGGAATCGAACCTGATCCCCGATCCCTGATGCCTGATGCCTGATGCCTGAATGCTGCAGCGCACAAACCTCTTTCCGAGGTTGCGCGGATAAGCTGATGATTACGCTGGCCTTTCAGCGCACTACCTGCAAATCAGCTATGCGTGCGCCGGGGTTTGCATCCCCCGGCGATCCCGCGTTATTGTCGCACCGTGAGACTTCGTGAGCGGGGCGAAGTCCGTGGGGGGAGTTCGAGGCGAGGAGTCGAATGTCGAGCAAAACCACGAAAAAACGCAGTGCCCCCACCCGAAAAGCCGCCGGCAGGAAGCGCAAGCCCGCCCGGCGCACCAGCCTGTTCAAGTCGATGAGCTGGTATCAGGCCGCCGCCCGGGCGATCGCCATCAACCCGATCAGCCCGACCTGACGGTTCAGCCATCCAGTAACCGCGAGTAGCGAATGGCGAATAGCGAGGGGCGAATAGCGAGTGGAACGACGCTCGCTTCACTATTCGCCACTCGCTATTCGCTATTCGCGCTTTTATTCGCGGCTGGCGCGGCAGCATCCCCCGCAAGCGCGCAATTCATCGAACGCAAGGAACTCTCCTACGCCGCCGCCAAGGCGGTTGCGGAGAACGCGCTCGAGGCGTGCAAGGCGCGCGGCTATGCGGTCTCCGTCGTGGTGGTCGACCGCGGCGGGCTCACCGTGGTGTCGCTGCGCGCCGACGGCGCGAGCCCCCACACCATCGAGAACGCGCGCCGCAAGGCCTACACGGCCATGACCTTCAAGATGACCACGGCCGAGTTCATCAAGCGCATGGCAACCGAGCCGGTGCGGCGCGAACAGACGACGCTCCCCAACGTGATCGCCATCGACGGCGGGGTGCCGATCAAGGCCGGCAACGAGGTGGTCGGCGGCATCGGCATGTCCGGTTCGCCCGGGGTCGATTCCGAATGCGTGATGGCCGGCATGGAGAAGGCGAAGGATTTGTTGCAGTGAGCGACGTAGCCCGCATGAGCGCAGCGAAATGCGGGGATCCCGGATATCGCGCTGCGCGCTCATCCGGGCTACGAACTATTCGCTACTCACTATTCGCGATCTTGTTTGCCTCGCCCGCCCTGGCCATCGAGTGCGCGCCCTATTGCGACTACACCCACGACTACGGCCCCTACGATCTCTCCTGGAAGCGGCCGGGGCGCTACGCCTTCCCGCTCTGCGCCCCCAACGGCGAATGCGCGCCGCACGCGGTGCACGTCTATTCGCCGGTGTCGGGCTGGCCTTATTGGGATTATGCGCCCTATCGCGGCGTGCGCATCACGGTGCGGCCGCGCAAGCGGTGATCATCTCGGTCGTCATCGCCCGCGAAAGCGGGCGATCCAGTAAACACCGGCCCTTCAAATAAAACTCCGGCCGGTGTTTACTGGATGCCCCGCTTTCGCGGGGCATGACGAGTCGGAGATGATCACTGATTCCGCAGCCGCAGCAACGAGCGCGCCGCGGTGCGACCCTCGCCGCCGAGCTGCATGAGGCCGAGCACGATCGCCAGCGCGACGCCGAAGGCGAGAAGCGCAAATTCATTCGTCGCGCTCGACGTTGTGTCGGCGAGAAAACATACGAGCGACCGTTGCACGGTCCCACCCCTTTCGCGCCTGCCCCCCGCAAGCGGTTATCGATGCAGCATGATCCTTTCCGAATAGCGTATTCCAACCCCGCATAACGCGCAGGGCAGGTTTCTGAACGAGCATGGTCTAGCAGTCCATTTGCTCAGCGATACTTAAGCCCATCAGTAAAAAACAGCAGAGTCCGCTCTCGGCCATATTTGCCCTATTTGTACCACGGATTGGGCGGCACATGCATTCTAATAATTGTGCCAAGGTCGCCGGCTTTGCGACTCACTCAGGCCCGAATCGAGCGCGACACCTTTGCCTGGGTGGAGCGAGCGCCGGTACTCTTTCTCGCCCGCGCGTTCGATCAACGGAGGGACACATGCCGCGCATGAGAACCACGCCGGCGCTCCTGGCGCTGCTCGCGCTCGCGGCGACGAGCGCCAGCCGCGCGACGCGCGCCGAAGATTGCCTTGCCGGCCCCAACGCGCAGTCGCCGCAAGGCAGCCATTGGTACTACCGCATCGATCGCGCGACGCACCGCAAGTGTTGGTACATCGGCGCGCAGCACGCGCATCGGGCGGCGCATCGCCGCTCGGCGGAGCGCGCCGACAGCGCGCCGGACGCAAGCGATGAAGACGTGCCGGCGCGCGATGTGCCGGCGGTGACCCCGGCGCAGACCGGCATCGTCGCCGCGCCGCCGGATCCCGCGGTGGGCGTGCGGTGGGCCGAGCAACCGGCGCGCGCGAGCGCCGACCTGGCGCCCGAAGCTGCCGCCCCTGCCCCGCCCGCGCCGGCGGCATCGCCGCCGCCGGAGCGGTTCGCGCCGCGCACGGTCGCAACGACAACGGAACGCGTGCGCGCGCCGGCGCCGGCAAAACCGCCGGAGACCGCGAAGCCCGAAGCCGCCGCGGCGGCCATTGCTGCCCCGGCAAGCGAGGCGCGCGGCGCGCTGCCGGCGGCGCTGTTCGGGGTGGCGCTGCTGCTCGCGGCGGTGGGCACGATGCTGGCGCGGGCGCGCCGCCGGATGGTCCGGGTGCAGGACGCGGCCCCGGCTTCCCGGCACCCGCGGCGTACCTTGAGCGACATCCTCGCGCAGGCGGAGCGCGGCGAACCCGATCGCGCCGACGCCGCCACGAGCTTTTTCGACCGGCTGCGCCGCGGCTTGGACGAGAACGGCGCTCGCGCGGCGGGCGATGACGAGCCCCTGCTCATGCCGCCGCGCGCCGCGAACGATGCGCCGGACATCGCCGCAGCGACCCTGCAGCCGTCGATCGAGGAATTGCCGCCCGAGCCGATCGAGCCGGCGCCGGACGTCGAACAATCCCTGCGCCAATTGCTGGCGGACTGGGAACGCCGCGCGGCGTAAGCCGCCGTCATTGCGAGCGAAGCGAAGCAATCCAGGGCAACGCGCACGGCCCTGGATTGCTTCGTCGCCCTTTGGGCTCCTCGCAATGACAAGCTATTATTCGCCATCCTTCCGGCAAAAGCGTAGAATTTCGCGGCACACCCGGAGCGATTCGCCATGGGCTTTTCCACCGCGGACCTGACGCTCCTGCGCATCCGCTGCGACGCCTGCAAGCAATATTCGGAGCGGCTCGTCACCTTATTGCTGCGCCGCAACTCCATGACCTGCGCCGTGTGCAAGGCGCCGATCGATCTGACGACCCCGCACAATGTTTTGCTGATCAGCGAAACGGCGCAGAGCTGCGAGCGCATCGGCGCCGCGCTGATCGCGCAAGCCACCGCCGACGAACCGGCGTAACGACTCCGTAGGGTGGGCTGAGCGCGCCGATGGGCGCGCGTGCCCACCAATGATGATTGTTTGTTTAACATGGTGGGCACGGCCGCTTCGCGGCCTTAGCCCACCCTACGGCAGCTGCGCATGTGGCGGCGGCAGTTGCGCTTGCAAATACCGCGCGCCGGCGATGCGGCCGGTGGCGGGATCGCGGACGAACTCGACGGGCGGACGGGGGGCGCGCAGCGCCTCGATCAGCTGCTGGATCACGTCGGGGCCCTCGGCCGTCTCTGAAGTGAGTGGTGAATGGTGAGTGGCGAGTAGTTCTTCTTCACCATTCGCCACTCCTTCATTCACTATTCGCTGATCTCTGGCGTCAGCCAAAGCCATCGCGTGCCGGTGGCCTTGCTCATTCGCCGCGAGCATGCGGTCGTGCACCTGATGGGCGTGGTCGAAGGCGGCGTTGCGCTCGTCGTGCAGCTGGCGGCGCTGCTCGAGGCCGACCTTGGCGAGTGCCGCGGTGCCGAGGAGCTGCGCGTGCCCGGCCTGCGCCTGGGCGTGCGCCGCCTGGGCGCGCTTCTTGGCGATCTCGGCGAGCATGTTCTGCAGCGAAAGGCCCTGCTGCATCTGCTGCTGTTGCTCGGCTTGGGGATTGGGCGGCGCGACGGTGATGAAGCGCTTGCCGCCGTCGCGATAGCCGACCGCGCCAAACACCTCGTTCATCACTTCTTCGATGTTGAGCGACACCTGCCCGCTCATGAACTCCTTCGACTGGGCCAAGAGCGGCGCCGCCACCGCCGTGGCGTCCCGGAATTTCGCCAGCCGCTGCTGCGGATCGCCGACGCCGAGCCCCGCATTGATGCGGATCGTCACCTGCCGATCCATCAGCTCGTCGGTGATGCGGTTGACCCCGTGCTTCTGCCACAGCCCCGCGCGCTGGCCGCACAGCCCGAGAATGATTTCATCGCTCTCATAATATTGTTCGAGTCTGACCACCTGCGCCAACGCCGGCTCGGCCCAGGTCTCGATCCACAGGCGGATGTCGAACTCCTGCACCGCGCTCGACGCGCCGGCGATGAGCTTGAGCCCGCCGACCGTATCGTTGAGGGTACGGTTGGTCTGCACGCTGCCGGCGTTGAACTGGCCGGCGAGGTCGTCCATGTCGACATCGAGCTTCTCCATGCCGACGATGACCGACTGCGGGATGTCCACCGGCCGCGCGAAGTCGATGTCGTCGAGCCGTGTCACCAGGATGTGGCTGTTGGGCCCGCGCCGGTGCAGCGCTTCGAGATCGACGCTGCGCCCGCGCACCACCTTGGTCACCGGCGCGACGTTCTGTTTCATCGTATCGAGATAGAGGTTTGCTACGTCGTTGATCTCCTGCTGCGTCTGCTGCCAACTTTCGACCGGCGCCATCGGATAGATCCGATGCGCCTCGAGCGCGCCGTAGCCGATCGTCACCGGGCGGTCGCCCGCCTGCTCGGGATAAACCTCGCGGGTCGGCCGCGGGTCGGTGAGAAACGCCTTGTCGCCGAGCGAGAAGAAACACTTGTCCTCGCCGTCGATGCGGATGAAGGCCTCGTAGACCCAGATGATGTCGAACTCGGCGGAGTTCTGCGTTTCGTCGAAGCGGTCGAGGCCGAACTCGCGCGCACGCCTGATCGCCGCCGCGTCGAATTTCGATGCTTCCGCGGTGCCCTTGAGCAGGTCGGTCGGCAATTGTTTCCACGGGTTGAGCGGGTCGCGCGTCTTTTTATCCACCTCTTGCAGCCGCATCGGATATTTGAGCAGCAAGTAGGCGGCGGACTGCGCCGGATTGGTCCAGTCGGCGGCCGGGTCGATGATGACGTTCTCCGGCGGGAACAGGCGGATGTCGGGGCGGTCGATGTCGGGAACGTAAACCTGACCGAGCTCGTCCTCGGACTTGCGAAGCTCGAGCCGCCAATATTGTTTCGATGCACAAATCCCGGCGATCTGCGCATCCTGGCGCGCGCCCATGGCGACGAGAAACCATGGAATCGACGCGCGGCCGGAGGTGCGGTCGGTGCGGTAGTTGATCAATTCCTGCATCAGCGCCGCGGCCGCGCGTTGCGTCGCGTCCGCCTCGTCGCCGGGCGAGCAGGTGATCGCGTCGATCGTGCCGAACAGCGACGCCGCGACCGCGGCGCCGTCCTTGCGCACCGCCGAGCGCGTCTTCGGCCGGAATATTTTCGACCGGTTCGCCCAGTCGCGGTGGCCGTATTTCGAGCCGACGAAGTGCTCGTTGTGGAACGCGCGATACGAGCGCGACCAAGCGCGGCGGTTGACCTGCTGGACGTAGAGATTGGCCTGCTGCTCGGCGATGGCGATGAGATGGAGATAATCGGCAGGGCCCTGCGACACGCGCGCGGCGCTCTCCTCCGCCGCGGCGCCGGGCGGCAGCGCGGCATCGAGCGCGTGCTTGTAGAGGTCGCCGTGGACGGCGAGGTTGTCGATGCCATCCTCGCCCGGCGGCGAGCCGTGCGCGAAGAAGCCGACCTGGCTTATGCGATTGTCACCGACCGGATCTTCGCCATGGGGATAATTGCGGAGCATGATATTCCCTGCCTCGTCATTCCCCGGCAATAGGCGGCCTTCGGCCGCCGTTCTTACAATTAAGAACGCCGACGCGAAGCGTCGGCTATGGAAGCGGCGACCGGGGAATCCAGTAACCACCAGCGGTGATTACTGGATTCCGGCTCTCGCGCTGCGCGCTCGGCCGGAATGACGACCCGAAATGTTTGATCATTCCGGCACCTTGCGCCTTCGATCGAGCAGGATCGAATGGGCCGCGCGCGCCTCGAGGAAGCGGTCGAGATCGAACTTGCCGCGCGGCAGCCGATAACGCTCGAGCAGTTCGCCGCCGCCCTTGAGCACCGCCTCGGGCGTGAGCTCGCGGCCCTTGATCAGATAGGCCCAGTTGGCGCCCATCAGCGTTGGGATACGAAAGGCGACGTAGCCCTGGCGGCTGTCGGCGAGCACTTCCCAGTCGTGGCCGGGAAACGCCGTGTCGAGGATGCGCCGCACGGCGCGCGCGGTGGCGAGATCGGCGCGGGCGCGCTCCTGCGAACCCTCACCCGACGGCACGAACCGCGCCTCGGTGCGTACCAGGCTGCGCCCCGGGGCGCGCGCGGTCTCCTGTTTGAGCCGGATCGGAAGATCGGACATCGCATAATTCTCCGCTCGTCATCGCCCGGCTTGACCGGGCGATCCAGTAATCGGCGGCCGTCGAGAAGCGATGGGCCGCTGATTACTGGATGCCCGCTTTCGCGGGCATGACGAGAGCTGGCAGGTGCATCAACAAACAATGATCGTCGATGGGCACGCCGTCCTCCCCTTTCGCGGGATTTCCGGCTTAGCCCACCCTACCGCCGCGCGGATGGTTCAATAGTCCGCATAGGCGCCGCGTTTGCTGCGGTCGGCATGGAACCGGCGGCCGGAGAACTCGTATTCGATCTCGTAGTGCTTATCGCGCCCGAAGTTCGGATCGGCCTGCGTCACCAGCACGAGCCACGGCCGCGACGTCACCGTGACGCGATTGTTGATGGCATTGCCCTGCATGTAATAGGGCGGCAATGTTTCGGGCGGGAGCGGCATGGTTTGTTTCCTCGTCAGATTCGGTGTGTTTACCCGCCGGCGACGCTATGCGTTCACGCAAACGGCGCGCTCGGATTCTCGTTCGAAGCTTGAAATCGTCAGGGTTATTGAAGAAGGATCCCAACGCATCGATGTTGGAATTTCGCATGCGGTTTTGCAAATTGTACATTCCTCCTCCCAATACAATCTGGTCATGACTCAACGCGGCCTAATTCTAATTCGGTAAGCGCAGGCCCGATGAGCCCTTATTAAGGGCAGCGCTCCGCTACAGAATAATAGTGTCCGCTAAGTCGGCCAATTACGACCAGGCAGTTCTGATCGTCGAAGTACAATTTATCTTTTTCGGCCCTGGCCTTCCAGGCTTGCGAGCGCTCCTGCTCCGGAAGCGCTATCTCTCCGCTCTCGTCGTACACGATCAAGAAATGCGCGTTCCCGATACCCGCGAACCCCTCTTCGCCCCAGCCAAAAGGCACGATCCGCGAGGCTCGTTCGGCCGGCGACATCTGCCCGATCACTTGTGCGTAGTGTTCTTTCGTGAAGAGGAACCGCAACCAATCGAATGCAAAGTCTTGATAAGACAGAACGGGGAACAGAAACGGTGAAGCAACGATAAAAGGCGCGAGCAGGAGCGACGCGGCGCGCTTGAACTTTCCCTTTATCAAAGCGACGAGGCCGACCAACGCTGTTACGGCCATTATCAGTGCAATCAAGATGAAAAATGGCAACATCGCAAAAAAACGAACCGCCATGGATCCTTTCGAGATAGTTCAGGGCGGATACAAAGATTTCACAGCCGACCGCGAAGAGCGGGAATCCCCACAGGAATCGATCATCACTCCGACGGACGGAGTCGGACGGCGCGACTGAAATGATGCGACTGCCGTCGAGCGACGCCATGTCCTACCATCTCCGGCGCGAACGAAACGCAAACAAAAGCATTCCTCATCAGTTCGAAGGTATGGTGCGGAGCCCGCTTGATCATTTAGAACGAATAGCGAACAAAAGTCAAGCCGATAGAATGACCTTGCGCAGCGGATACCGGCGGCTCCCACGCCGCCCGCTCCCAGCGCTTGATGCGCTAAAGTTCGCCGGAGGCCTCGCAGGTGCGCTGCAGCTTCGTCGAAGTAATATGAGGGTGTGGACAATCTGCCCCACCTTGAACGAAGCCTCCGACGAATGGGGATTTGCGTAGGGTGGGCTAAGGCGGAGGCGCAGTTGCGCCGACGCCGTGCCCACGTCTTTCGTTGCCGATCGCGGCCTTGCCGCTTCGTCTGTAATGCAAGAGCCGCGATCGGCCGCTAGCTGAGAGTTGAACTGTTTGTTCGATTCTGGTGGGCACGGCGTGGCCCCGCTTCGCGGGACTTCGCCTTAGCCCACCCCCGGGTCAAGCCCGGGGCAGGCTCTACGGCACCTCGGCGCGCACTTCAGCGGTGGAGAGCGGCGACGCTTCGCGCCGCGGCTCTTCTTCCGCGGGGCTGATCGGCGCGCTGGCTTCCGGCTCGACCTTGCCTGTTGCCTCGGCGGTCGCCGGGGTTTCGGCGGGAGCGGGCGCAGGCGGCGCGCTGGGCACGGACGGCGCGGGCTCCGCCGCCGCCCGGCGGGCGCCGGTGATGCCAGCGAACACTTCCTCCATCGATTGACGGCGGCCGCGGTCCTTGATCTGGCTGATCGCCCGATTGAAATCGATCAGGTCGGCGCGCGTCTTGCTGCGATAATTCCAGCGCATCTGCGTCTGGACGAGGCGCGCATAGGTGTCCGCGCTTTCGTAGTTCATTTTGTCGTCGTCATAGCCGCGCCTGCGGCTCAAGGCGGAAAAGAGTTTCGCGGCCTTGCGCATGCGCCGCCGGCCCGCTCGCGGGCGTCCCGCGGCAATCAAGGCGCGGCCATAGACGCGCAGCGCCGCCGCCCGGTCGGCCGCATCGGCGCTCGTTTGCACGGCGCGCCGGTAGAACTGCAACGCGGTTTGGTATTTCCCCTCGTCGGCGAGCGCCGCTCCGAGCAACAAGTTGTCGAACGACGTCAGGTCGAGCTTCCGGTAGCGGGTGCTCAGCAGCACCGCCTTCGACAGATAAAGTTTCGTGCGGTCGTTCAAGCTCGCGCGGACCGGCGCATGCTCCGCGGCGTGAAATCCGTCGCCGAGCTGCCGCTCTTTCTCTTCCCGCTCCGTCCTCAGCCGCGACAGCTCGAAAAGGCATGAAGCGAGGTCGTTGCGCGCGGCGGCGGTGGCGTCGCGCCGTCGGGCGCGGATGGCGTAGCCGAAGCCGGCAAGGGCGATCAGCAAGGCACAGAGGCTCACGCCGAGACTGAGCGCATCGCCCGGCGGGAGCTGCCGCCATGCTGCGAGCAGCCAGTCAATCCACGCGTTGAGCCAATCAATCGCCGCGTTGAGCCATTCGAGCATCGCCTGGCGCCCCCTGGTCCGACGCGGCAACTTACGCAGGACCTGGGCGAAAACCGGCGCTCAATGGCGGCGGCCGTTGGGCGGCGGTTTGATCAGCGGTGAAATGGTAGCGTCACCCTCTCCGATCCGCGCGTCCCGGTGACTTCCAATTTAGCGGGCGTTCACTTCGGGAGGAAACGCGTCACCGTTCGGTTGTCCGGCCAATGCGGGTCCCGCATCGGGCGCAGGTGCCATGCCGCCGATGGCGCCGGCCGCCGCCGCGGGGCCGAGCCGCAACGTCCGGGCCCATGCGCGCATCTGATCGCCGGTCGCTGCATCGGGCGACGGCACCAAGGGCGAAGAAGTCAAGCCGGTGCGCTTGAATAGATCGACAGCGGCTTGCGGCCCGAGAACGTGCGACACGTACATCGTGCGCGGCGTGATTTCAAAACCATTGGCGCGCAAATAGTTGCCGGTGTCGATCACGTGCTGGGGCAGGTCGGCCGAGCTCGGCAACGCGACCTGCTGATATCCGGACGACTGCCCGGCCGTCGTTGATTGTGGGCCGGCCGCTTGCGGAATGAGGTCGGCAAAAATCGACGTCGACGGCTGGTCCGGCGGCTGCCCGCCTAGGAGTGAATCCTCGGCCGGACCCTTCTCGCCGGGCGCAGGTGAAACGGATGAAGCGGTCTGACCGAAAGTGGGACCATTTGTACCATCCCGGTTGTCGCCCCTCTTTTGCGGTTGCGGTCGCGGAATGGGAACATTGCCGGCAGGGGGACTCGCGGCGGGCGGTGGAGTTGGATCTTGCTGCTCCCTAATTTGCTGGACTTCGTCCTGACTCAAAATCGGGTTTTCGTAGCCCGGCTGGCTCGTGATCGCCGGATCGTGGACCGGAATGCCCATGCACTGGAGCAGCGTGGCATTGACCGAATTGCTGTTGAAGGTCGGCGTCGAGGGTGCATCACGACCGCCGCTCGGGCCAGTAAGGAGGGTGTATTTCCGGTTGGCCGAGTTGATGGCTTCCATGCAAGCGTCCGCGGCCTGAACACGTCTGCGAACCTCCTCCTCTGATCCCGAGAACACCACCCGTTGGTTCAGATCAGGCCGATAGAATAGAGACCTATTATCACGCCTCTCTGCACCCACCGGAAACTCGCCGGACAAATAGGCAAACGGTCCGCGGGGATCATCGAACGGGACGATATTTCCATTGGAATCTACCGGTCCCCCATTGATCTCATGGACGACTCTTCCGGCCGAATCCATCACGACGATTATGTTATGTTTATAGGGCGTGCCGAATCCGATAGGGAGTTGTGCAACGCGGATCGTCCAATCTACCATCGCTTTTCCTCTCTTTGAGCGAGCGAGTACTTATTTTGGGTCGGTAAGAAGATGGTAGTCGACGCCGTACTGCAATTCGTCACCCTGTTTCGTCACCGTGAACGTGACACGGTAAGTGTTATCTCCAGAACCCACCGGGCCGTCGTAGCCCCAGGCCCAGGCGTCATAGTGGACGTGCCGCTCATAAAAACAGTCGAGCCGTGGTCCCTCTTTGCGGCAAGTCGTTTCAAGGGCCTCAAGCATGCGAGCGATCGTGTCTTGATCCGGCGGAAGCGCGCGAAGGAAAGTCAAAATCCTTTTTTCACCTGGACAAGGCCGCGTGTCGAAAGGAGGCTCGGTGCTGCAGGCCATCGCTAGCTTGCCGACGAGCGAGTCGAGAGGATTATCCCGGTCCAGGCCCTTTTGCGTGACCAAGACTCCCAATTTTTCCAGCAGCGCGGGATTTGGAAACTTTTCCTGTGCTCCAGCAATCCCGACGCTCAGAACGAGCCCGGCCATGGCGCCTGCCATCGCCTTTGCCAACCAATGGCTGTTGCGAGTGCGTGAAGTGCGCTCGTCACGAATGGCGGCCATGCTGGGAGCCTCTTTTAGTGTTGGCTCGTGCAGGGGCCCATTGGGGAACGAATAGTGAACAAAAGTCAATGCCTGTGATCCCTCACGCATCCGGGGGCGCTGGCGCCTTCCACGCGCCACGTTAGGAGCGTTGCGGCGCCAAATGCGCGAGCAATCGTCGATCAGATCGTCTTGCGTTGCGAATGGGAAGAATAGAGCCTCTTCGATGAGCGCGTGGGTGAGGTCGTAAACGTTGCGGTACTCGTCGAGGTGCCGGATCGGATCGCTGATGCGATAGCGTTCGTAGCCCCTCACAGATGGTCAAGACAGAGCTTCCCGGCCTCGTCAATCCAAACCTCACAATGCGCCTCTGCTGACTGCGTGTCAGTCGATGTGACTTCAAACGACAAGACGTGGCGTCGGTCGGGCGGCAGCCGGGGCGCCATCAAGTGAGCATCCCAGTATCCGCCAGACCCTGGAGGTAATGTTAAGGCTATAAGGTGATTGGCATGCGGTAGGTCTTTGGTCTCGTTAAATAGCGCAACGTCCACATAGCGTACCTCCTCTGAATCGAGCGAGAACGATTCGGTCAAGCAAACTCGCTCTTGATCATTTCCGAACGAAAGGTACTTTCGGTAAAAAATGCAATTCGTTATTCTTTTCGATCCCGTGTTTTTTATCCCGAGACGTTTCGTGTGGTGAACTCCATACTGATTAGCCACAATGTGATCAAACTTATCGCCATGTCCGACAACGATTCGAAGGGCGTTGGCGTCATTGCCAAAATGCATAGCGCGGTAGTACTCGGACTCGCAAAGCTCATCGACCTTGACCCTGCTTGTCATCAGCTGAGACATAACTGTGCTTTGATGTTTCAGCATGTATTTTGTGACGCGAAGCTTTTTCGGATCATTGAGCAGAAATGAAGACCAGTCGACACCATGATATTCCCAAAATTCGGAATCCGTCCGATGCCAGAGCGCAAGGGGCGCAAACTTACCCCAAATTGGCAGTCTCCCTTCGAACGCAAATTGTCGGATATCCCGCGCGACTAATTCGTAGAGAGCATTTCTGGTATCGACGTCCAATTCACGCCGATTCCCCATCGAGGAAATCCGCTCCCATTTCCCCAGATACATTCTGCAAATAGCGTCAAAAAGCCAAACATCGCGCTCGATAGTTTGCCGGACACGGGTTGCGTCCTTATTCTTCGTATCTGCGGAAGCGCTTGGTTTGATCTGACCGACTTTGTAGGCAAGAAAAATCACCAAAGCGGCCAACAATATAGAAAATCCATAATCGGAGACTAATTTCATAAGATCGGACTCGCTATAGCCGGTTAGCGATCTAAGTTTGTCCGCAACAAAATCCGCTACAAAACTGCCAAAAGTCTGCTGAATTATCCAAGCTAGAATGAGCCAAAGTGCAACCGCTGCGCCCTTTCGCGCTCGCAGAAAGAAAAAGAAGCGTCTGAACATGAGCATCAGCTTGTTGCCGAATCGGCTTACCCGTCAATCCGATGATTCGCACCAGCAGACCGCCGGTGCCGCAGAAAAAGTCAACGATGATTTTCATGCTGATTACCACAGCCGACCCTCACGCATCCGGGTGCACCGGCGGCCGCCACTCCGCCCTCTCCCACGCGCTCGGCGCCACCGGCTCCATGTCGTAGATGCGGGCGCAGGCGTCGATCAGGTCGTCGTGCGTCCCGAACGGGAAGAATAAAGCCTCCTCGATGAAGGCGCGGGTGAGGTCGTAACCGTTGCGGTGTTCGTCGAGGTGCCGGATCGGGTCGATGACGCGGTAGCGTTCGCCCGACGACTCCAGCCGCCGCTGCGCTCGCGTCGGACCGATAAGCGGACGATAGACGATGTTGCCGGGCTTGAGCGTCTTCTCGTAGCTGCCGGCCTCCGCTCCCGCCGCGTCCGCCTCCGTCCACACGCGCCAGGTCGCCTTGCCGTCGCGCGCGCCGAAGTCGGGATGGTGCACCACCGCCGGCAGCAGGAATTTGCCGGCGCGCAGATCGGGCTCCAGCCGCTCGATGCGGTCGTGCTTGGAATGCGCCGAGCCGTCGCGCGGGAAATTCACTTCCTCGATGGGGAAATAGACGCGGTCGCGCTGCTGATTTTCCGTAATCACCTCGAGATCGACCATGGCGCCGTAGCGCTCGTAGCCGACCCGGCACGACTGCACGCCAGGCTCGATCGACCAAGTGCCGTAGAAACGCTTGAGCAGGTCGTAGCGCTCGGAAAGCTTCATGCGGTGGCGCGCGCCGTCGAGCAGATATTTGTTGCCGGCGGTATCGATCCCCATGACCGCAATGGCGGTGCGGTCGGAGCGTGCGCCCGCCCCCTTCGACGGATCGCACACGATGTAAATATTGAGCAGCGCCGGCCGCACCTCGTAGGCCTTGAGCCATTCGGCGCGGAACACGGCGACGTTGCCGGCGCGGGGATCCAATAGCATTTGGGCAGAGACTGTCGATCTCTGCGCCGACTTGATCTCCTCCCACCGCGCGGCGGACAGCAGCACCGGCGTGCCGCCAAGCGTGCCGTCGTCGGTCGCCGGATGGATGCGCGGCTTGAGCACCCCGCGCTCGAGAATGATGCCGTAGGTATCGCCGAAGTGATAGCGCGTGCCGCAGTGCCACTTGCGCACGCCCGCCGTCGAGCCGAGGTTATCGGAGAGCTCCCAGCGGTCGGTGGTCTTCTTGATCTGCTCGGGCGAGCCGACGCTCTCGACCGTGACCACGTCGTCATAGACGAGCAGCCCGTAGTGGCGCGAGGTCGGCTGGCCGTCGACGAGGCCGTGCGCCTCGACGGTCGCCTCCTTGGGGTTCGAGGCGCGCTTGACGACGATGCCCTCGTTCTCCGACCACTTCGGCGCCTCGCGCGCCGGCTCGGCCCACAGCACGTCGGGAAACAAGCGTTTCAAATGGTCGTTCGATTCAAGCTCGCGCTTGATCTGAACCAGGAAGGCCTTGGCGATCGGCCGGGTGTGAGAAAATATCGCGACGGTGAGATCGGGGTTGCTGACGATCTCCTGGATGACGCCGGCAAAGGTGATGATGCTGGACTTGAAGTGATAGCGGCTCCACAGGTCCAAATGCCCGTCGGGCGCGCCCTCGACCTCGCGGCAGCGCGCGAACACCCAGGGGTGAAGCGCGTCGTGGCGGTTAAGTACGCCGGTGAGCAGGAAATAACGGTCGTTGCAGGCGAGGAAGGCGCGTTCATGCCCCTCCAATGCGGTGGCCCAAGTGTCGTACCAGTCGCAGGTTTGGTCGTAATCGAGACAGGGCAGCTTCTCGACGAGCTGTCGCCGCAACCACGCATTCTGTTCGGGCAGATAACGCTCGCCGCGGAACGAACGTGCGGTCATTCTCGCGCGGGGGAGCGCCACGGCGCGAAGGCGGGAAGCGGCGGATCGGCCACGCTTCGTGTTGATGCATATCCGTTGCCGGCCGCCGCCGCATCGCCGAGAGTGCCGCGCTTGGCAAGCCCGTCGATCGCTTGCATGTAACCGGCGGCCGCCTTGTCGAAATAGGCGCCGAACTTGTCGGGCGCGGCCCGCAGCGCATCCCCGCCGTCGGCGAGCAGCGCGTTGGTCGCGCAGGCGACCACCGCAAGCAACTTGCGACCGGTGTGCCGCGCCAGCTCGGGATCGCCGAGCTTCTCGCAGGCGGCCAGCTCGCCCATGATCCGCTCGATCTGTTCGGCCCGCGCGTTGATTGCGGCTTGGTCCGCGGGGGCGGCCGAGTCGCCGCCCTTCCCCGCCGGATCGGCTGATTCCTGGATCGACCGCATGGGCGCACCCGTTCAATGGACAAGGCCCACCGCCCGCCGAGGAACGATGGCGCATCACGTCAGATTGTTTGGGACGAGTTTGTTTGGGGAGGAGCCGCAGACGCGAATCGCGCAGCATCTATTTCGGAAGCTCTCACATTTCGCGCCGTTTGTCAAACGGGGTGCGTCATTTTGTCAAAAGATTCTTGAGAAGACCAGCCGGATCAAATATTTGCACGCGTCGTCCGTGTGCTTGCCCGCGTCAATTTCGCGAAAAAACAACGTTTTGTAAAAACCTGATCGATGATTGTTATAAATCAGCCATCCGGAATGCTCGCAGATTTCGCGGCGTTCGTCAAAGCGCGCGCGTCGGTTCGGCGCAACCGCCATGGCATCCCTTTGGCGGATATGCGATCCTCGGGGTTACAACGGAACGTTTTCATTGCGGGAGAACGAGCCATGGCCGACCTGACGCTCGCCGAACTCGACCAGCGCATTGCCGCCATCCGCCAGAACATCAGCGACCTGGTGGAGCAGGCGGCCGCCTATTCCGGGGCGGGCGATGACAGCCGCGCGGCGGATCGTATCGCCCAGCAGGAGCAGGAATTGCGGCGGCTGACCGCGCTGCGCGACAAAATCAGTAAACAGTGA